ACGACTTCGCCGAGCTATCAGTTGCAGCTATCTTCTGACAGTGCCGCCAAACCGTCCACAAACACTTGGACAATAGCGTCTGATGGTCGTTTGAAAACAGAAACCGGCGAATACACCAAGGGCCTTGATGCTGTGTGCGCTCTGCGACCAGTTACTTATAAGTACAACGGTAAAGGTGGCTTCCAAGATACAGAAACTGAAAACATATCCATCATCGCACAAGAGGCCGTAGATCATTTCCCCGAATGTGTTGGATCATATAAAGGCGTGTTGGATGGCGAAGAAACTGATATCCTTAATTGGAACGGTCACGCACTTACATTTGCTTTAGTAAACGCTGTTAAGGAACTATCAGCTAAAATAGAAACTCTTGAGACCCGCTTGGACAAACTGGAAGGCGTGTAAGATGGCTACCACTATTACTTGGATTGTTGAGCAGATGGACTGCTACCCGACAGCAGATGGTGAAAATGATGTTGTGTTCACGGTGCATTGGCGCTGTAACGGGGTTGACGGAGTCTATACGGGTACATCATATGGCACGCAATCGGTGACATATGCCGCTGGTGAGCCATTCACTCCGTATGCTGATCTGATGCAAGATCAGGTTATTGGGTGGGTAAAGGATGCTATGGGGCCAGAACAGGTCGCAAGCATTGAAGCAAACGTGGAGAAGCAGGTGCAGGACGCAATGAATCCGCCTGTCGTCTCTCCTCCACTTCCTTGGTAGAGGGTATTATGGAAAAAGAAGAGGTTAAGCTGTCCATTGAGCTTACTGTAGATGAGTGGAATGTTGTTATAAATGCTGTTGCTCAAAGGCCGTTCGCAGAGGTATCCGGGCTTATCCATAAAATGACGCAGCAGGCAAACAGCAATATGCCTGCTCCAAAGTCACCACCAACCAAGTAACTGGTAACAACAATGTCAGTGAATTGGCAGCTAATTCTATACCCAATTGTTATAGACAGAGACTCATTGTCTGTGTCGTTTAATGGCGAGTATGAGCAGGTGTCGTTTGATGGCATTCCAGATGACATTCGATCTATCACAAAGACAGATGATAGCTGTGTTGTTGTGTATTCAACCGGGAGGAAAGAGATATTAAACGACCCACAGGGTTTTATAAACATTACTGATGAAACTCCTGTTGGCGCTCTTATAGAGCAAAAGACAATTCAGGCTGCAAGGGAGGCCGGATACTAGATGTCCGCATTTAATAGCCAAGCCTTCAACCCGCTTGCATTTTATGGGATTGTTTATGAGGACGCGGCGGCGGTTATTTCCATCGCCAGCGATGCTTCGGCTAACGCTTTAACTGTAATAGATGTTTCGGCGACTTTGGCATCAGACAGCGATGCTGCGGCTTCGGCGGCCCGCGACAGGTACGTTGAGTTTGAGTCTGCTATAACCACTTCTTCGGCTTTTGCCGCTGCCAACACGCAGTTGGTGTCTGAGACGATTGCCATAACATCATCAGCCGCAGCAGCTGCGGTTAGGGTCACACCCGCAGCAGTTAATATAAGCATATCGTCCTCTGTATCCGCTACAGCCGTGACAATAAAGAGCTGTAGCGAAACAATAAATATTCAGTCCAATTGCTCGTTTTCTGGTCAAAAAATAAATGCAGCAAACGAGATAATTCGTGTATACTCTGGCTTCACGGCTGACGGTAGGTTGCTTTGGGTTGACGAGCCAGTAAATCCAGACTCTTGGGCGGCTCAAGGCAATGGCTCGTCCACATGGGTTGAACAGTCCGTATCGAGCGATGACTGGTCAGATGAGAGCGTTCCAGAGGCGCTGTGGGTTAACCAAACGAATGGTTCCGGTTCTTGGGCTAGAGTTTAGGGTGATAAGATGGCCGTTACATACACTAGCAATCTAAACATGATTAAGCCGGATGTTGGCGGTTCTCAAGATGCTTGGGGCGGCAACCTTAATGACGACTTGGACACATTGGACGGTCTCTTTAACTCGGACGGAAGCGGGACATCAGTTGGTCTGAATATTGGCTCTGGTAAGACGCTATCTGTCGGTGGTAGTTTTTTGACAGACACTATCTCTGAAAAGACGACAAATTCTGGCGTCACGATAGATTCTGTTCTTTTGAAGGACAACACAGTAACAGCTACAACATTTACCGGCAACGCAACGTCCGCAGACAAATGGTCTACAGCTAGGACTATAACGGCAACTGGAGATGTGACTGGCTCTGTTTCCATAGACGGAACGTCCAACGAAAGTATTGCCACAACCTTAGCTGATAGTGGTGTTTCGGCTGGGTCTTATACTGCTGCCAACATAACAGTTGACGCTAAGGGCAGGATTACAACTGCGGCTTCAGGGTCTTATCTGCCTTTATCTGGCGGGACTATGACCGGCGACATCTCTTTAGACACGACATCTGGCGAGCTTAAAGTTATTTTTAACATGACTGGTCGTAACGTATATCTATACGGAAATGATACGGCGGATGTTTTTGGCCTTTATGACTCGGTATTGTCAGATAATCGCTGGTACACAGATACTTCCGGCAACTTCACTGCTAAAGGGAACGTGACCGCTTACTCAGACGCGCGACTAAAAAATAATGTCGAGACCATCGCCGAGGCTGTTTCTTTAGTCGAGAAGATGCGCGGAGTTAAATATACCCGCAAGGATACCGGGGAGGCGGGCGTAGGCGTTATCGCTCAGGAGATGCAGTCCGTACTTCCAGAGGTTGTGCAGGACGGAGAAACGCTTTCTGTATCATACGGAAACATTGTCGGTGTTCTTATTGAGGCCGTAAAGGAGCTGTCCGCCCGCGTAAAAGAGCTGGAGGGTAAATAATGGCGCTCCCATCTTCTGGCCCCATATCTTTAGGTGATGTGCGCACTGAATTGGGTCAGTCTGGCTCAATCGATATGAATGCCACAAATGTTAGGACATTATTGCAAGCTAGATATAGTAACCCAGTATCTATGGGCAATGGATATGGAGAGGCTCTGTATCACGACTTTGATGATTCGACTTTTATAAGTCCATACGGAAATGGTGTTTATTCTCAACCATTAACTATCTCTGATTACTTTTCCGCTGGACAGCTTTCTTCAGGTTCTGATTTCCGAGTAACTGGCAAAATATTAAATACTGGCTGGGCTTATTACACCCCATACTCATGGGACATGACAAAGGGAACTGGTGTAACTACTGATCCTACGCCGTTTGCTAGTAGCAAACAATACTATATGCGTGCAAACTATCTCGAAACGACAGATCAAGTTAGAATTTATGGATATTATTGCTGTGACTCCACATCTTTCCCAAATGGTCAGGTAACCATATCCAGAATTGAGCTAATCCTTTAGGTTGTGAGGACAGAAAAATGAAAGATGAGGCAGCTAAATTGGCAGGAGATGCGCTATCACTGACCGTAGTCGGTGGTACGTTGTTGCAGATGCTTCCAGCTTTTGCCGCTCTATTCAGCATTATTTGGTCGCTGATTCGTATTTACGAGACGAAGACAGTTCAGAGGTGGCTTGGCAAAGATGTGGACTGATGCTGATAACTGGAAAAAGATTATCGGTGTTGTAACGGCGCTGTTCGCTGCCATAGGTGGCGGCTATTCTATGTCTGACAAAATTGGTTTCTTCAAACGCCCCATTCTTGAATGGGCTCCTGAATACTTCCGCATCACGTCTGGTCCCGCGAATGGTGATTTCGATGTAACTGTTGCGCGCAGGAAACGGCGCAATGACTGTTCAGTCGAGAGTTTCACTCTTGAGGTCCGTGACGCAAAACTGTTCGTTCACAGGGCCATCCCCAGTGTGGCGAAGTTCTCCGGCCCTGCTGGCAACAAGATTCAGAAATTTGCCTACATGATTAAATTTGAGCACCCGGAGAAAGTAAATCCGGGGCGAGCACAGTTGCTGGCGCACATCAAATACAAATGCCCGGAAGGGGAGAGGGTTGTGAATTACCCCGACCACCCCAACCTGACGTTCAATGTTGAGGCAGTGAGATGAGGACGAGTGAAGCCGGTCTGGCGCTTATTCAAGAGTTTGAGGGTCTCCGTCTGACGGCCTACACCTGCCCAGCAGGCATTCTGACGATTGGGTATGGCCACACATCTGCGGCGGGGCTGCCGACCGTCACTCCGAAAATGAAGATTACGAAGCGTGTGGCTCTCGACATTCTTCGCTCCGATTTGGGGCGGTTTGAACGGGGTGTGAATGAGCTTCTCAAGGTAGAGGTGTCTGGAAACCAGTTCGACGTGTTGGTGTCGTTCTCGTACAACTGCGGCCTCGGAGCGCTGAAGAAATCTACTTTACTCAAGCGCGTTAACGCCAAGCGCTTTGATGACGTTCCCGCGGAGCTGATGAAGTGGACGCGGGGCGGCGGAAAGGTGCTACCGGGGCTTGTGCGACGCCGCCGTGCAGAATGTGAAATGTGGCGAAGTCTTCCAGACTCTGAGAAAGATGATAGCCGCGTCGCTCCCGATACGCCTGTCCCTAAAAAGAAGATTACACAGTCGAAAGAAGCAAACGCAGCCGTAGTTGCTGGTGGCGCTGGCGCGTTTGCCGCAGCGCGGGAAGCCATCCCAGTCCTCCAGCAAGCGAATAGTGTTATTTCTGGATTTTCGGAGGCACTCGGCAAACCTGCGGTTATTGCTTTTTTAATCATAGCCGTGGCGGCGGCAGGCATCTGGTATTGGCGCAAAAAGCGTCTAAATGAGGAGGCTTCGTAATGACTACTGCTATAGCAATGTCCCTCGGTGAGGCGATAGGTATATCGCTAATCCTTTGTGTTTTGGCGTTGATTGTGTCGAGGAAAACATGATAACATGGCTATTGTCGCCTATTGGACGCTTAGTTGCATCAGTAGGCGGCATACTTCTTGCGATAGCTGCAATCTACGGCAGGGGGCGCAGTGACGCAAAATCAAAGATTAGGAGCGAATCTAATGAAGAAGCCATCCGTCGCACGAACAGCGCTATTGCTGCTGGTGATGCTGTCTCCCGTGACCCTAGCAGGGTGCGCGAAGACGATGGCTACCGTAGGGATTAAGACAGCTTGCAATGTTTGGAAGCCTATATCTTGGTCTAAGAAGGACACGACAGACACCATTGTCGAGATAAAGGTTCAGAACGCTCGCCGTAACGGTTTTTGCAATGAGTAAATAGATGGCACTCGTACCGCTAAATATACCAGCTGGGGTTGTGCGTGGGCATACGCCGCTTCAGACAAAAGGCAGATACTGGGACTCCAACCTTATTCGTTGGCGCTCTGGCGTTCTTGAGCCTGTTGGCGGGTGGCAGCGGTTGACATCTACACCACTGAGCGGTCCTGTCCGTACTATATTCAATTGGAGGACTAATGATGGCAGCCAATACTCATTGCTTGGAGGAGATGAAAATCTATTCTTTATGGACGGTGATTCGTTTGTTGACGTGACACCATCTGCATTTGTCGGGTTGAATACTACAACAGGTGGTGGCTATGGCGACTACCTGTACGGATGGAAGTTGTACGGTGATGATACAGACGCGACTTATCCACGTCCAAATTCTGAGAGCTACAGCGCGCCTTTTTCTTGGTCTATAGATAACTGGGGTGAGGAAATCCTCGCTGTATGTTCTACAGACGGTCGTCTACTGCATTTTGAGGTTAGCGAGGGTGCCGCGCATGATGCCGGGGTTTCGCCGATACAAACCGCCGTAAGAGCCTCAAACGTCATAACGATAACCACTGATGGCCATCACGGTTTTTCTGCCGGGGATTCTGTTACCGTAACTGGGAATAGTTTATCTACTGCCAATGGCACATTTACCATAGCTTCCGTACCCAGTGTAACCACATTTACTTATTCCGATAGCGGCACAGATGACTCTGGAACTGGAGGCACTGCAACATCTGTTGGGATGCCTGAAGACAACATAGGTGTCGTAGTCACTCCTGAGCGCCACGCTGTTTTGCTCGGCTCTGGGGGCAACCCACGTCGAGTTGCTTGGTCCGGCAGCGAGGATTATACGAACTGGAATTTCTCTGATCCTACCAGCACGGCTGGGTACTTGGATTTAGACACAAGTTCGGCAATTGTTACGGGTGTTTCCGTGCGTGAAGGGACACTCATTTTCACCCAGAGCGAGGCGTGGCTGATGCGATATATCGGCACCCCGTTCATCTATAGCATATCTAAAATTGGTAGCGACTGTGGGCTTATGGCACCGCGCTCATTCGCGGAGGTTGCTGGTCGCTGTATATGGATGGGAACGCAGGGCTTCTGGATTTATGACGGCGGTGTCGTCAAGCCATTGGCGTGCGATGTCGGTAACTATGTCTTTGATGATATGAACAGAGAGTCTAGCTCAGTATATGCTCATGGCTCAGCCAACGGAGTATTCTCAGAGGCTTGGTTCTGGTATCCCAGCACATCAACAAATGTCCCAGACAAATATGTCTTCTATAATTACCAAGAAGGGTGGTGGAGCATAGGCTCTCTGTCTCGCACAGCCTGCGCTGGAGCAGGCGTATTCGAATACCCAATTGCCACTGGCGGCCAGAATCATGTGTATTTTCAAGAGAATGGCTGGACAGATGCCGGTGCGCCTATAGGTACAGATAGGTATGCAGAAACTGGCTCTCTGAATATCTCTTCTGGTGCTTCGATCTCTTATGTTAAGCAGTTCATCCCGGACAGCGGCGAGAGCTACGACAGCACGGCGATAACGGTATACTCTAGCTTCACGCCAGAGGGTACGGAGAAGACTAGCGGCCCGTACTATCCTCGTTCTAACGGCTACACAGACGTTCGCGCTTCTGGCCGTGACTTCCGCCTGCGCATCGAGTCCACCAAGGACCAGAACTGGAGTATTGGCGAGTCGCGCTTTGACGTTTCTGCGGGAGGTGGAAGATGACGGCGCAAATACAGCCAGTTCCAGACAAGTACGATAAAGAGTATATTTCCCGTGCTTTTTTTGATATATATGACTCACTGTCTACAACTGTTGGGACCAGAACGGCTGTAGAGAGTATCTTCCTTAGGTCGCCGGATGGATCGGTGTTCCGTATAGAGGTAGATAATTCGGGTAATCTGACGGCTACGTCTGTCCCGTTTGGCCAGACTGGAGCCCCATCGTACTGAGAGGGGCGATGACGGAAGAGGATATAAACGAGCTACGCTCGAAGGTCGAAAAGGCACTAGAGCGCGGCGGTGGGACGCATAGTTTTGACGATGTCGTTCGCGGACTAATGACAGGCGATATGCAGGCATTTTCCAAGAATAAGACTATCGTTGTGACGCAAATAGTTAACGCGCCTCGTAAGAGGTGGCTAAACATATTTGTGGCGGCTGGTGAGTATAAAGACGTTATGTCTATGCAGGAAGAGATTTTGGATTTTGCGGCGGGGAATGGATGTGAGTTTATGGCGATGAATGGTCGTAAGGGATGGGCTAAAATACTTCCAAGGTACGGCTGGTCTGATGTTTCTGTATCTTATGCGATACCTGTGCGGAGAGAATTAAATGGGTAAAAGCTCGCAGCCCCAAACCGTAACTAATCGGACAGAGTTGCCAGCTTGGCTCAACCAAGCTGCGCAGGAGAATTTACAACTCGCCAATGAGATTGGCTCAAGGCCGTATACTCCATACACGGGCAATCTTGTTGCCGGATTCACACCTGCCCAGTTACAAGCGCAGGATATGGTTCGGGCTATGGCAGGCTCGACGCAGGGTGCGTTTAATCAAGCGCAGAGCGGCGCAACCGGCGCTATGGAATACACTCCTGAAAATGTGCAGGCGCAGAACGTCACAGCCGGTAGCATACCGGAGACTGACATTTCCGCGTATATGAATCCCTATCTTTCAGAAGTCGAGAATAGAGCTGTAGCTAATGCCCAAAGAGCCTTGAAGGGTAGCCTCGCTGATATTGGGTCTAAAGCAGCTCGGTCTGGCGCATTTGGCGGTTCTCGACAGGGTATCCTAGAGGGCGTAGCTACTGCTGAAGCGGCTCGCAATGTTGGCGATCTCTCTGCCCAGCTAAGGCAGCAGGGATACAATACTGCCGCTGGTCTAGCTCAATCAGACATAAACAGGCAGTTTGAGGCCGCCCGCGCCAATCAGCTTGCTGGTATGAACGCGCAGCAGCTAAATCAAGCTGCTGGCCTCACTGCGAATCAGCAGCGTATGGCAGCTGCCGGGTTACTTGGCAGTCTTGCCACGCGGGAGCAGACTGCCGCTATGGATCAAGCGACCGCTCTCAACCAAGTTGGCCAGCAACAGCAGGCGCTTGAGCGGGCGCGGCTGCAAGATCAATATTCTAGGTTCATGGAACAGCTTAATCATCCAAGAGAGATGCTCAATCTGCGGCTCGCGGCTGTTGGTGCTACGCCATACGGCCAGTCATCGACACAGACGCGGACTGGGTTTCAAAGCACATCCCCCGCACTTAGTGGGATCGGATCATTTTTAACTGGCTTAGCGGCTCTCGGAACTTTTTGATGATAGATACGGCTATATTATTTTCCGGCGGAAAGGATAGTCTGGCGTGCCTCTATCTTAACAAAGATAGATGGAACGACATCTATGTCGTCTGGTGTAACACTGGTGCGGCGTATCCAGACGTTATCGAATACATGGAAAAATGGCGCAAAGTTTTGCCACATTTCATAGAGGTCAAAACCAACCAGCCTGCAAATATAGCCGAGTTTGGCTGGCCAGCTGATGTTTTGCCGGTAAACAATTCGTATCTCGGAAAGCTGATTAGCGGCGAAGACACCCCTATGATGCAGCCATATGTAAATTGTTGTGCCGCAAACATTTGGTTTCCTCTACACGCTGAGTGCATCAAACTTGGCGTTAAGTATGTTATAAAGGGTCAGAAGAATAGCGATGGTCGCAAATCCACATCGCGTGATCGGTCAGTTATTGACGGCATTGAATATAGAATGCCCGTTCAAGACTGGACGGATGAAGAGGTTTTCAAGTTCCTAAAGTTTCAATGTGTAGAGTTGCCGGAATGCTATGGTCGCGGCGAGAAGAAGGGGCGCGATTGCTGGGATTGCACCGCATTCAGAGATGAAATGGTTGAGGTTGTCGAAAATCTGCCCGAAGACAAGAAATCTATCGTCATTGGCAGGCTGAAGGCAATTGACGATGCTGTAGGAAAGCAGTGGAGGCCCATAGCATAATGGACCCAATTATAAAAAATTTCCTGAACGCAATTGCTGGCCCGGAAAGCTCTGGCAAGTATGATGTTAGGTACACGCCAGAAGGCGGGGCCAAGTTCGAGGGATTTGAGAAGCATCCCCAGATATACGAGCCGGGTCCGGCTGGACCGTCTAGCGCTGCTGGTCGTTATCAATTCACCTACAGCACTTGGGCTCCGCTTGCGGCTAAAATGGGACTTAAAGATTTTAGCCCAGCCAATCAAGATAAGGCTGCTTGGGAGCTGGCGCGGCAAAGATATGCAAGGGCGAATAAGGGGGCTGATCTATACGCAGCCCTAAAATCCGGCGGAATTAGTCACGATATGCTCAAGTCTCTTGGTGGGACTTGGGCAGCTTTTAATTCTAAATCTGGCCGGAATAAGGCTATCAAATGGTATGGCTCGTCTCCGTCCAATCCAGTTTCCGCCGCGCTTCCCGGTGCTAAGGCGCAGGCGGCAAGTATGCCTACAGTTGCCGGGCCAATGAAAACAATACAACAGGCTGTGTATTCTCCAGACCCTCTTACTTCTGCGCAAAGGATTGGGAACTTCTTGGCCCCGTCCCTTATTAGCGCCCCAAAGCCTATGACGGCTGATGATAAAAATAGGCTGTTTAATATGATTCAGCTTATGAAAGCTGGCGATAGTATGCTAAAGTTAGGCCGAAGAAGAGGTGGTGACATCGGCATATCCCCACCTGCGCCAGTTGTTGGTCCCCGTAATGTACCGTTAATCCCACTATCAAAAGGACTTTTGTAATGGCTGGACCTCTAATACCGTATGCATCTGGTGCTATCGCAAGATTCGGCCCTGCTCTTCAACGGATGCTTCAGCGCAATATCCCTATAGCGCAGCAGAGCGTGCAGGGATTGCTGGGTGGTAGCTCGGCAACTGCCGGGCGTGCTTCTGCCGGGCGTACGTCTGATTGGTACGGCAAATTCCGCGCTAACAATCCGTATGCTCCTATGGGGGCGACCGCCCCTTTGATGGCGGGGGTTATTGGCTTACGGAGGGGGGGCAACTCGCAGGCTCCTGACCCAAGATTGTCTTACATAGCAAGAGGAATTGGTCCGGTTGGTAGAGAACGTGAAGCGTTGCGCCTTAATACCCCGCCTGTCGCACCGACCCCACCGTCGGGTCGCCCGCCTATCGACCCGGTAGCTGACGCGCTAGGAATCGGCGTTCCTCCACCACCTATCGACCCGGTAGCTGACGCGCTAGGAATCGGCGTTCCTCCAGATATGACGCGCCCACCTATCGACCCAGTAGCTGACGCGCTAGGAATTGGCGTTCCTCCAGACTCCGCAACGCCGAGCGCTGCACAACCTAATCCCGACGCAGATGTGCCGGTTCCTCCCGCTCGTCCATCTAAAGGGGAAATGGAAAAACTGAAGGCCTTGCAGCGGTACTCAAACGACTACCAAACCAACTCGTTGCCCGTTTTCAATGAGGGAAAAATAAACTGGGGTACAGATGCCTCTGGATACAGCAACGAGGACAACTACGGCGGCGATGCGGCAGACTTCTTTCGCGCTGATGCTCTGCGTATGGCTGTCCCCGGTCTTCTCGGAATGTAAGGTGAAGTAATGGCTAGTATTCTCGATATCATTGGCGGCGCTGGATCGGCTATTGGCGATGCAGCGTCCGGCGTCGGCAACGCTATCGGGGATGCTGGTAGCGCCTTGCAGAACATGGCGAGCGAAGCTGTGGGAGCGGTGAAGCCTGCCATTAGCGGTGCTGGCGACTGGCTGATGGGTTCCGGCGAATATGGCGCACCAGAAGCCGCAATGCGTCGTCAAGCGCAATTGAATATGTTGATGAAGCTGGGCGGAACGCTAATGGCGGCTGGCGCTAACCAGTCGGCAGACAGCCGCGCAAAACAGCTGGCCAGAATTGGCGATGTTGGCACAGGTTACACCTCTGATCTATTCAAACAGCAGCAGGCGCGGTTGATGGCCGCACAACTAAAGCAGAGGATGTCAAAAATAAATGCGCTCAAGAGCCTAGACTTGATGCGCAAGACAGATGAAGGCGCAGCAAAAATAGCAAAGCAAACCGGACTTGACCCTAGCGTTGTAAAGTCTCTACCAGTTGAGCAGCTTTCCGATTTGCAGTCCAAAATAGCCGTTAGACTGGCCGTGCAAAGATCACAAGCAGCGCAGATGGCGCAGATAATGGCACCAATAATCGGCGGCGGAACTACTCCTCCTTCTGGCGTTGCGCCCGGCGCTGTACCCACACCAACGCAAGTTGACGGAACTACTCCTCCTTCTGGCGTTACACCAGAAGCGCCAGCTGCGAGTCCAACCACAGCAATTACAATTCCTACTATAGCGGAGAGAGCGGCCAGAAATGCGGCGCTTACTAAAGCGTTGCAACGAGCAATTATCGCAAATAACCCGAACGCAGCGAACTCTATAATAAAGATGATGGAGCAAAAGTCCCCATATGCGACAGAGGGGCAGAAGGAGGAAGATAAGCAATTTGCGAAAGAAAACGTTAAGTGGGTGAGAACCGGCGCAGCGGCTGCAAAAAGCGATTTGGAGAATTTGGAATTTGCTAGACGGTCTTTGCAAAACTCTTTGAAAACTGGCAAGCCTCTCACAGGCAGTGCGTGGTTGCTGTTGGCTAACGCAGCTGGGATAACGGGTGTCACTAACCCAGACACAAAAGCGGTTATGGATGCTGTTCTCGCTGTAGCGCAAAAGTCTCTTAAACAGATACTTGGTGGTCAGTTTGCGGCGAAAGAAGGCGAAGAATTTCTTAAAAGAGCCTTTGACCCGACGCTCACCGTGCAAGAAAACCTGCGGCGCATTAACATACTTATGTCAAACATTAAACGTGTAGCTGACGCAAAATCTGCTGCCAATGCACATTTCAAAAAATACGGCACGATGGCGCAGTTCCGCGGTCAACGGTTCTCCTCGCGTGAGGTTCTGGACACCCTTAGAAAACAATTCGCCGACAATACCGGCGGACCCCCCAACTCATCTGGTGGTGCCAAGACGATTGACTATGAAAACCTTAAATAGCGGGATGATTGTTCATGGATGTACGGATGCCAAATGGCCTTGTTATAAAGGGCGTCCCAGATGGGATGACAAGGCAGCAGCTGATCGAAAAACTAACAGCCAACGGCTACGACATCAAATCTTTGATGGCAGCCCCCCAGCCGTCTTTGTCTGAAGATATAGCGACTTCTGTATCACATGTGCCGTCAAGCGCTGCGAATTTAGCGGGCGTTATGGCTAATATTGTTATGTCGCCTGTGCAGACCGGCAAGTCAATGTTAGACTTGATGGCTGGAACACTTCGCGCTGGCGCGCGGAATGTTTTGCCGGAATCTGTGTTCTCTGCTATTGAGTCGGTAGACAACAAGGCAGCAGCTGACCGAGCCGAAAATCTGGCGAGGGCTGTCGGCTCTAACCTCAAGAAGAGGTACGGGGAAGACCTGCGCAAAACGCTAACAACTGACCCAGTCGGCGTTTTAGCAGACGTTGCAGGGCTTTTATCCGGTGGTGCTGGGTTAGTGGCAAAAACCGCTGGATCAGCAGCTAGGCTTGGCGTTAAATCCGCGCAACTTAACAAGTTGGCGGAAGCTGGCCGGAAAGCATCAAGCGTTGCAGCCGCAGTTGACCCAGCAAATTTAATGTTAAAATTGCCGGTCAAGGCGGCAGGGGCGGTGGCCGCAAAATCCCTTGGCCTGTCTACCGGCGCTGGAGGGCAGGCGATACGCGAGGCGTATAAGGCTGGTGCGGCTCCTTCTACAACACAATCGCGCGAGTTTCTATCAAATATTTCCGGCAAACGCGATCCTATGATTGTTGTAGAGCAAGCTCAAAAAGCATTTGAAAATATGCGTGAAGCCGACTACAAAAATTATCTTGCGAACACAAATCAGATGCGCGGCGATACGACTATATTGAGTGCAGCAGATATTGCTAGATCGATAAACAGCGCTAAAGACATATTCCGCGACAAGCAAACAGGATACATCCGAGATAAGTCAGCCCGCGATATGTGGCGTGCTATTGCTCAAGAATACCGTACATGGTCGTCAAACCCTAACATAAGAGGCGTGTCGAAAGATTTCGATCAGTTTAAGCAGGCAATTGGTTCGCTGTATGAGTTGAAACCGCAAGGGAAATCTGCCGCTGTCTTAAAACAAGTTTACGATTCTGTGCGGGAGACTATTCGCACACAAAACCCAGAATACCATGCCGCTATGAGGAAGTCGGAAGCAGCTATCAATCAACTGAACTCTATACGCAAGGAATTGTCCCTTGGGGACAAGGAGAAAACGGCGGCGGCTTTGAAAAAGCTGCAATCAGTTTTGCGAAATAACGTAAACACAAGCTGGGGCGGACGCCTCAAGATGGCAGACGAGTTGCAGAAATATGCTGCGCCGGGTGTCGATCTCCGCGCCTCCCTTGCCGGGCAGGCGCTAAATTCTGCTGAACCACGGGGGCTATCAAGGTTGTATGGCCTGCCAATAGGGATAGGCGCGGGAGTGGGTGCATCATACTTAGGGGCGAACCCGGTTCTTTCTCTTATCTCCAGCCTTGGCGGATTGGCCGCTTCTTCCCCGAAAGCGGTTGGGTATGGAGCCTATGGCACTGGATTGACTGCGCCAGCTGGGGCCGTCGTCCGTCAGTTGCGCCTGCCAGCGCTACAGGCAGCGCGAGAAGAAGAGCGTCAGAAGTTGGAAGCCCAACGGCGCGCAGTATTTGGTTCCGGTGGAGGGTAGCTGCGACACCCTGCCGCACATGACGGCATTGCCAAATGATAAAATTCTGACATTGTGTCTGGACCCAATCGAAAGGGGACAGCACAATGTCAGCAATCGAAACCATCAAGAACGGCGACGGCACATATACTGTTAAGTATTTCGGGAAGGATGCCGGATACTTTGCCAAAG